ACGATAGAAGAAAAGAGCAACAAATGTTGCACCATAGTCAAGCATTATAGTCTCTCTCTATTATCATTTCTAAATAGTGTATAGCTTTTTCTATATCTTTTTTTTTATCTTTAGCTTTATGTCTACAAATGTATTTGATTGCATTACCTTCGGCAAAAGGTAAACTATTCTCATTTATAAAATGAGCAGGTTGGATCTTCATTTTTTTATAATGATTTCCATCAACCTGTCGATTAAGACTATCATAAGTCATATCTTTAAACATATCAGTATCAGTCATTGAAAGTCAATCTATATCTACCAGAATGTTTTTGTTTTTTATAATGGTTTCTGGTCATAATTGTTATATCATTTTTAATTGCTTTAGCAAACTTGTGATAAGCATAATCAGGATCTAAATCAGCCAACTGGCATATTAATCTAAAATCTTTTGAGTTACTTGTTAGCCAAGCACTAGCAGCATCTTTATGGTATAGATCATAACGATCATAACCTTTATAAGCTGCATCTGTTATAGCTTGTGTAATCACAGATAAAAACATCTTTTGTTCAGGATTCCTCATCACTCTTTACAACTTCATAAGTTGTACGTCCATTAGTCATTGGACACTCTTTCCATGATAAAGTCTTAGGTTTAATTTCTTCAAATGTCTTTAGACACTCTTGATCACTCTTAGCACTTATAAAAACTTCAGATACTACAGGTATAAACTTCCAAGTTTTTATTTTATAAATCATATATTATTCTTACGTCTACTAGCTTCTAGTGTTCTAAATAAATCTATGATAAGAGCTTCTTTATCTCTTTTATTATCTAATGTATTTGATTTAACTTCTGCTTCAAACAATTCATCTACTGCTGTTTTATAAATATCACTAGCATAATATGTTTGTTCTTTTGCAGATATACTCTTATCCTCTTGGTTACCTGTTATATGTAATGCTTTCTTACGTTTAAGTAATCTATCTAAATACTTAACATTAGCATTAGCACTTGCAGATTCTTCATCTGTATCTGCTAGGTATTTTAAGGATTCTTCTAATCGCTTCTCTGTAATCACTTTTATCCTCCTGTAAATATAATTTATATAATTTTAAAACGAGTTCTTCATTGTTATAAGTGTTTATACCAATCATTTCTAGTTCTAATTTGAACAAATGCATCCGAATAAATCTCCTGTTCCATCTTTCATAACATGAGCATTAATAGGGTAGTCATAATATGTTGTTAGATGTAATCTTAGTATGTCACATAGATCAAAGCAATCAACCTCACCAAGAAGTTGAACTCCTTTAATCATTTCTTTTGTAACTGAAACTAAACTGTACATCCCATCATTTAATATAATTAGATCCATAAGAACTTTCTGCCACTGGGCAGGTAAAACCTTACCCAGCAGCTACCATCTAATCGAGGGAGCAGATGATTTTGTTAAAATGGAGCTTCGTCTCCATCATATTGAGCATTAAGTATCTTACGTACATAACTATCAATCTTAGCAAAGTCTACGTCATTGCCTGATTGAATAGCAGCAGATAATAAATTACTCATAGTTAATCTGTACTTTTCTTTCCATTGAGCTGCAGGATCTTTACCTGTAGCAGATGATGCACCATTAGATACAACTCCATTAGGTACAGCAACTTCACCATCTAATAATTCTATTGATGTTGCAGTTTGATACTGTTTACCTGATTTACTTGTTCTTACTGGTTGAGCAGCAATCTTTAGTCTTGCACCAGATGTCCATCTAGATGCACCTAATGCTTCTCCATATATAGTCATATCAGTACCATCATCTTTAGTAATGTATACTGTTACTCCTCCATCATCTTTTTCAAATGCACGTTTAAATTTACATTCAAATGTTTCTGTTTCCATAGTTACCTTCTTGTTTATTTGTTTTATTATTCTACCGAACTTTTGCATATGATCTTATAGATTATTTCAATGCTTTCGTCCAGATTTCTTTAGCAAATCCTTCAGCTTCAGGAGTACCTTTCCATCTGAAGTTGTCGCATACCAAAGGAAATATGCGAACAACGTCATCTTTTGTTTTACATATTTCTAATATATGTTCGATATGTTTCATAGCATCTATTAGATCTTTCAAATGATCTCGATCTACCATATCAACCATATGTACATATTTAGGAGAACAATATAACAATGCTGTCTCCTTCTCAAATAGATCTCTATACAAGCATTGCTGACGTACATCAGCTGCTTTTGGATACCATTTAGGATCTACTATATTACCTTTAGTTTTTAATCGTTTAATATATGCTGTTGCTTTGGTATCAACTATTACATCTTTGAACTCAAAGTCAGTCTTACCTACAACATCATATTTTAAACCATACTTATCACCAGGTATTTGTTTCTCATTTTGAAATGATACTATTTCACCAAATTCAGGTAAGTTTTCTACAAATTTATTAGCTATTATAGCTGACCATTCGCATTCACTAGCTTCATCTACATCATGTTCTAAATATTTCTTTTTAGCATAATCTGTGATAGTATCTGGATCATTGATTTGGTTAGATAATGCATAGTGAGCAGCATCCTCAGCTGCTAATCCCATTACCATTCTTGCATTTGGTCCTGACTCAAAATCGAATAACTCATTGATAATCCAAAATGGTGGACTATCAATAAACGTATTAGTTTTGGAGGCAGAATGTCTATATTTTATTTTCATAATTATCTCCTTATGGTTATTAATGTTCAAAAATATATAAGTACTACGTATAACATACCTTTGAATTTGTTAAAAGGTAAAACAGCAATAAAAGATAATAAACAATACAAGTTGTATAATTTATCTATATTGTTATGTTGGCTATTGCACCCTACGCAACGCTATGGGAGCAAGAGCTTGATTGCACGTATGCATTGTTGCAATAAAAATAGAGTTTATAGATTACATAATCTGTACAACAAAAACGATAGTTTTAAATCTTTTGTTGATAAAGCTAAAGAAAATTATAAAGTATCTTATGCGTCTAATTGAAAAACCAGAACTTATTTCTACAATCAGAGATAAGAAAAAGGTATGGTTAAACATTAGAGAATCACGTCTAATGTATATGTTTCATCGCAAACTTATATCAATAGAAGAATACGAAGCAGGTTCACGTTATAGATTAATGTGTGAGCTTATGGGTGGTGGAACTGGCAACGTATTAAAAGATCGTGTAGATGGATCTAGTACAGATTTTATTACATCATCACTTGGAGCTGCATTTGCAGTTAAACATTGTGATGAAGAAATCGGCAAACTAATATCTGAAACAATGAAGTTATTCTGCTGGTTTAATTATGGTATTATAGAGATAGCACATCATTTATCATTGACTGAACGTAAAGCTTCCAATAGAGTACATGAAGGTCTTGCTAGACTCTCAATATATTATGGGTACAAAAAAGTGCACAACACTATCAGAGGACAAGGAACTAAGAATCAAAGACAAAAAGTACCTAAAATGGGTAGCTAGTAATCCTTGTATTATCTGTCAACAAAATGGGTGTAATGCTCATCATATCCAATATGCTATGCCTAGAGGTATAGGACAAAAGGTAGGTGATCAGTTTACTATTCCATTATGTGTTAAACACCACCATCAATTACATAATTGTGGTCTGTCTGAACGTCAATTTTGGCAAAAAATAGACATTGATCCTATACCCATATGTAGTATATTTTATAAACATCACTACGATATGTGGAAAAACAAGCATTTTTTCTATGATGATAGTATGCTTTGGGTTAATGTATACAACAAACTTGTACCTAAGATCAAAAAACATATTGATTTTCTGCTGCAACCCAAATAACTAATATAGGTATCCTCGCCAGAGGTGTGTAAATTATGAGCAAAATATTAAAATTTCCAAAAAGACATAAGTCTTACTCTGATAATTTTCTTAAAAACGTCAAACCTGAAGTTATTGGTGATTTTATTAGAGAACAAAATCCTCATCTTACATTAAGAGCTGCAGATGCTATGGCTCTGGCAATAATCTATAGCACGTATCTATCATTGGTATTCGAAGAAGAAGGTGAACAACCTGTACCTTTCGATGATATAGAACATTACATTTGGGCAGCTCATGACAAGAAAACGTTACACTAAAAAAAAGAAAACAGTTTCTGATAAAGACTCTAATGACATACCTTATGTCAAAGTTAGAGTTGAATGGGTAGATTGTGTAAGTGATTCAGCTTGGGCATCTGATAAAGAATTTAAAAATATGAAACTTGCAAACCCAGTCAATGAAGGTTGGGTATTCTCTAAAGATAGAAAATCAATTAAACTTTTTGCAGCTTACGATAAAGATGATGATGGATCTATTACATTTGGTGATAGAACTATGATACCTAAATCTTGGATAGTTAAAATTAC